ACATTAGCGGCAACACTTACGCTCCCACCAAGCTTACTAGCCAAGTCTCTCCTACTCATGCCTCTGGCTGTCCTTAAACCACTTACCTTCTTTGCTAAACTACTCATATATCATCCTCCTTTCCCGTAGCATGTCATACAGAACGCCACAGGTTGTGGAAATCCTGCATCTACATACTGCGTATCAGCCTCAGGTTGACTAGCGCCACACTTGATACATGCGACCAGTCACGTTGCTGCATCTACCTTAGCCTGAGTCATCTCGATTACCTCATCAGCTTCCTCTTTCTTGAGGTTGCCTATTGCGGTAACTCCATACTTATTAGCTAAGCTCTGCCCTAAGTCCTCAGGGGTAAACCCTAGCTCGTCCAGCAACTTGATGATTGTCTCTTTCTGTTCGTCGGTTATCAGTGGCACAGCTACCGCCGTCTCATTAAGTCGCATGTCTGAGAACAGTCGCTCGAATATCTTGTACTCTAACGGGAACGACTCACCCTCTGGTAGCCTGCCAAACCTGTCTCGTATACACACCCCCTTCCGCTTACCATCTTCATCACGTATGCAATGCACGTTCACATCAAAGAGATATGCTAGGTTCTTCTCACAGTCAGGCATCTGCCCATCTTTAATCATAAACCCAGCGTCTTTATAGCGTACCTTCTCTCTGCACACCACAACAATATTCATGTCTAGTGCAAATAACGCGCGCATCATCTCTTTAAACTCGTCCTTAATAGTACCCCAATGGGTAGGCTGTAAGTCATAGTACTCGTGCTTGTACCCTACGCCCTTCTTGTCTCGTTCTAGGAATATGTTAGACCACTTCTTTTGTAATGCCTCCCAGTACACCGTGATAGGGTCAAGTATTACTGTCTTGTACTCGTGTGGTGACTTAGTAAGCCAGCTAATAGCCCTCATCACATCCTCAGGTGTGCTAGCATCCATACTAGCAAAGTCATACTTACTCCTGAACGGTACAGCACCCTTCTCCATGTCAATCACAACTGGGTTAGGGAACTGTAAGGCGGTAGGAGTCTTACCTGCACCTGTGTCACCCCATAGCAACAGCTTGAGCCGACCTGTCTCGTCACCCCAGTCTTCCTTAGTGCTAAAAGGGGACGTCTTCACTGTACTCGAAGCTAGTTCTGCGGGTTCTTCCGATTGTTTCATCTATAAGCTCCTCCTCTCTTGTTCTATTCTCGACTTGTTTAGGGGGTAGGAGACGACGTACCTTCATCCCCGGCCAGTCACTGTGTTGTAGCGTCCAGTACTTTCTTATCTCTCCGTTGTGTTTGAAGACCCAGCAGTGGGATAGTGTCGTCCCCACATCTCTAACCTGCATATTGATATGGGTGCTGCTTGGGGAGCCAAAGTACTCGGTTTTGTAGCTAGCCGGCTTGATGCCCAGCCAATTCCAGTCTTGGGACTTCTTTAAGTCTACTACATACCACGCACCCACTACAGGCTTTTCTTGTCTATTCTCCATTAGGTATCCTCTCTAGGAGTTCTTTTTGTGGGATAATGCGGCGTATAACTGAAGCTCGCAACTCCTCTTCTGATATATACCACATGTCTATTATCTCCCCGTCAGGCCAAAGGTTCACGATTGAAACAGTGCCCCTTGTTTCGTTATATTTTTGTATTATGCATGGCATTTCATGTGCTATCTCACCCTGGGCATTCGTTAGCCAATCAGTTTCGTTGTCTATCATATGCTCCCACTCTTCAAACTTACGCATGTCAAGGAGATAGCTTATCCCAGGCAATATCTTAATCATCCCCACTCTCCCTTGTAGCCTTATAGTTGTCGTATATCTCACCCAGGCTATCGCTTATCTCGTCTTCCCTACGCATACTCTCGTCCTCTCGTAAGTAAGTGAACACGTTACCGCAATACATCTCAACCTCTTCTTGTATAGACTCAGCTAGTTCCTGGGTCTTCTCTTGTATGTATGCTACTAGCTCAGCCTCGTCCTCAAACTCGCTATCTAAGTAAGCCTGTTCTACTTCCTCGGCTATAGCTAGAGCTATATCAGTCGTGTTTGACATGTCCCCTCCAGATAGTCTTTCTGATGACACGCAATGCGGATGTTTTTAAATCCCTCCGACACAGATACGCTATATTCTCTCCTGTTTGAGCAAAGACATACCCGTCAATGGCTGTCTTGTACACAGTTGCGTCGTCAGTTGGGGCACCCTCGTTTTCTTCTTCTAGTACCAGTAATGTAAAAATATTCCCTTGAAACGGCGGCTTGAAGTTTTCACCTATAAACTCTACTACATATGCCGAGCCTACAGCTAGCTTAACTTGCTTGCTCATCGCTATCCCTCCATACCGTGCGTCTGACTAAGCACCTCTCTAGGGTGTCCGTGTAAAGCCTGATCCAGCCATACGTCGAGATTAAACCCTCAAAAACAAAGTCTGTTTCGTCGTGATCCTGGCGACCAGTTTGGTCAGGGAGTATCTTAATGGCAACTTCTCTCCCTGCAAACATCCCTGAGCTATGATAGTCACACTGCTTATCCCACTTAACTAGCCAAGCAGTACCAGGCTTTAGTCGTGTCTGCATAGCGTCCTCCTGATGATGCACTGCTCTAGCCGAGACATGATCGCCCAAGGGTGACCCCCATTGCTGGGATTGCGGGCGTCTGGGAAGATTACTCGGTATAAGCCCCCTCTAAAGTAAATCACCTTAACTGTTTTTATATCTCTTGGCTCACCTATTAGGTTTTTAACAAACTGAGGAGCGTCATACTTAGTCATGTCTACTAGATAAGTAGCACCCTCTATTAGTCGCCCCGACACAGTGTTCTCCTTATAACGGCAGGCCACAAGTCCATAGCTCGTATCGCCCAGCCCCTATCTTCCCCGCCATCATAGCGTGGGTTTCTAGCACCAGGAAACTCTACGTAGACCATTCCTTCCCTGCGTTTTTCTATTACTATAACCTGTTGGCTTGGGCGTGCCCCTATCCTACCAGTGTAGAAGCGATCATCTCTCCCGGCAGAACATTTAGCTACATCCACTACCCAGCTAGTCCCTGCCTCCAGTTTTCCTTTATGTTTCTCACTCATATCTTACCTCGTTTGTACCAGTATATTATAATACCGGGTGGCTGTCAAGAACTTTCTAGCCACCATTAAATCTTACTGCAACCCTTTAAACACTTGACACTCTGCACAATTCTCTATGGCTTGCTGGTCGCAAGCTTGGCATATCTCTACTTGTTCCATTCCTGTTAATACTCGCGTGTCTACTGCTACCGGGAGATTTTGTGTTTCCAACCACGTTATCTCTTCGGATGTCATACACGATTTACAGTATGCCGCCCTCAGGCAGTCCTCACAGATAGTCTTTAGCTTGGCTAGTTCTATTGCCATCTCTCCCCGCGTCCATGAGCTATACATACCCTTGTAATTTCTATACGTACTCTCTTCCCATACGTCTTTCTCACCATTAAACTTATAGCCGTTCTTATAAGCATCACGCATATGCCCCGTGGCATACAGGTTCTTGCCTGTATAGTTTGTACTCGTGACTGCTTTAAACTCTTTCTTCTTAATCTTGTCAAGAGCTATTCTTTCAGGTAGTTCAGTGATAACAATCTTACACTTAACATACCCAAAGCCACCACAAGGAGTCTTCATCCTACGAGTACAGATATTCTCTTTAGTCGAGAGAACGATGCTGTAATCGTACAAGTTTCTAGCAGAAGTATCATCTGTGTGTGAGTGGAAACCACCCATACTATGATGCGAGTGGACTATACCGTTGCCACCTAAGTCCTTCTCTTCGGTAAATTCCACCTCACTTCCCGTCACTACTTGCTCAGGGATAATAAAGTCAGTAACCTTACCGTGACATCCAGCGTCACCCACAGGCTCGACATTGTATATCGCACCCCACTCAAGACTGGGAAATCTTCCCATTAAAAACTGGAAGTCTTGCCAGATGGGATATGGTATATCTATCCTCTGCTCCTCAGCCTTTTGTTTGTCACACCAAGCACACTTGCCTGTGACATCTAAGACCTCGACATCGAAGGGGTTGTTCTCATCCTCGGCAGGCTTTACTACATACCCACCCTTGAAACCAACCACCTTCTTGTTACCCTTTTTTGCCAATCCTCACCTCCTCTCTAGCTACTCTGCTGGTATTCTCTCATCCAGGTAGCTGTTTAAGTTTGTACTTCTTACTCCTAGCGCTCTCACTTCTGCAAGCGTCTTCTTAACTTCCTCGGATGCGTATGATTCTGTCTCCAGCACCACATCTTCCTCGTCCCACTTGTTGCACCCGCCACACGTACCATATCCTGCCGGCACGTACTTCTCTGGGTGGGCTTGTCTGTCCTCTTCCATTTCTTTAGCCGCTCGCTCAGTACCCATCTGCATGATACTTTCCTTAATAGGCTTAGGCACATGGCTAGAGCCTATAGTAGCTAGCTTAGATATGTCATCTTGTAGATTAATCTCTACATACATCACTGATGATATCCCTGCTGCTGCTGCCATAACAGCAGGGATAACCCACGATGGGTCGTGTTGGTACCCCACTGGCTCATCTTCTGCCGTACCCTCGAACGTAAAGCCAAACGCCCTACTAACATTCAATATCGTGCCGTCATACCCTACACGTTGGAATATTAGCCCATTACGGTCACAGGCTGCGTGTATTAGCTGTTGTGATGGTAAATTATCAGTACAGCAGAACACTATGCCTGCCAAATACGTACACTTACCAGGCTCATCAATACGCAGGTTGCTATGTCTCGTCACATTGCACTCAGGACGTATCAGGTGGATTAGCTCATATGCTACATCAACCTTACGAGAGCCTACCCAGTTTTCACTAGCAGGTAATCTATTAAGATTAGACACTTCAAGATTATCATCATCTATCAAGATTAAGTTAGGCACGCCACACATGGCTAGCAAATATGCTACCCACAGGCCAGTACCTCCCACACCTACTACTGTGCAAGTGTTCGGTATTGTAAGCGGCATCTCTTGTTGCCGAGAGTACATATCGCCTACTAATTGTTCTCCCTGTCTCTCCATTATCTTATCACCTCCCTTCCCATATCTCTTAGGCTAGCTAGAAGATAGTATTTATCATCTCTTTCGCTAGCATATACTTCCACCTGTCAAAACTATCCCAGCTTACAGTGCCATCTCCGTTTCTAGTTACTAATGGGGACTCCAAGTCAATATAATCATTGTGTCCTCGTATAGTAGCTAGAAATTCTCGTAGTACAGGGTCTTGTCTCTTCTCGTCTGAGATACGTTCATCCCCAAACGAGTTTGTGTTAATAACTTCTAGCGACTTTGCAGCTCGGCTACCTACTTCACGTAGTCCTTTCAAGCCACGGCTAGCACTTGTGTGCAGTTCGTCCGCACCATCGCCAGCAAATAGCTCACCAGTGCATATAAAAAACATCCCATCTCCGCTGTTTTGCCCGGAGTAGTGTACCCCCATAGGCTCCATAGTCGCAAGTCCCTTAAACCTGCCGTTTCGGTATCGTCCCCATATCACAGCGTCAGGCCAAGTTAATATGTCTACCAGGTGGTCACATAATCCGTATGTGTCATTATTCCTAGCAGCTATTAGCTTAATGCTAAACTTACCCTGCCAAGCTTTGATATACACATGTCCGTCACTAGACTTGCCAATATAAGCCTCTAAACCTTTAGTATAAAAGGGTAGCTTATTGTTAGCAGCTTCGGCTCTGATCTTTTCTAGCTCACGATTATAATTCTCCTCGGTCTGTCTTACAAACTCACGAGTATCTGGTACCATCTTAGCTAGAAGCTGGTCAGGCCAGTGCTCAGGCATATGCTTAGAGACTTCCTTAAACATCTCATCAAACGTTACCTCTCTAGATTGTCCTGTTTCCATTGTCTCACCTCCCTTCTTAGTGGACTTGTTACTAGTCTGTCTTTGGTTTATCCCTAGCCCCGCCCATATAATAGAGTACCCACTTGTCGTCAATGTATCCTTGTCCACACTGTGGGCATTCAAACATCCCGTCTACTTCCCCTGGATTAGCCTTAACCAGCTCGGCACCCTCACAAGCTTCAATCCCGTTACAAGTTCTCATATTATTACTCCTTGTTACTAGTCTAGTAGAGAACAAGAACTGCACTAGGCAAGCTCTTGCCCTCCGTTAGTCTAGCAACTAACTAGTAGCTAGAGAACTAGTTACCAGCTTTCACGAAACGGTCAATACGGATATCGTGCCCGTTGAACGTACGTGGCAAGTGACGTGAACCTGTTAAGGTTTCGCCATCACAGATTAAAGAGATGGAAGTTAATCCCAACTCAACAACCTTAGCTTTCAGTACTTCCTGTGGATCGGAATCTTTAGGGAACTGGTAAGTTGTCCCGCAGATTTCAACATCCACCATCTCCACTGCTTCTGGAGTGTCTTCAAAATCAAATGGTTGTGCAGTCATGTGTATATCACCTCCCTTCTAGTAGAATAGGACATTACTTCTCCTTTCTAGTGGTTTACTGTTATGTCTAGTCATGTCGCCATATCGTGCGGCGTATTGATGTTGCTGTGTCAAACCTTTCGCTTCTAATAAATATCCCTTGCGCAAACCTCCCTGTGTAGTCTATTATATCAACAACATGCCTTATGTCCCCTATTTTCTTAATTAAAACTGTCTCTGTCTTTCCTGTAAAACATCCGTAATTCTTACCCCATGTCACCTCATACCCACACCCTGCTACTAGCTTCATGTCGGCACGTCCTTAGGTGGCAAGATACGGCGAATGAAAGTAGCTTCTCGTATCCATCTTATATATGATGTAGAGTGCCATTTTTGACACGCCTTGCAGTGGTGGTATACACCTTCTGCTTGCCCAGTCGGGTCTATCCTGTTAACTCTAATCACTCTCTCCTCTATCTCTCCCCGCCTTAATATCAAATACCATGCGCCCTCTACTAGTATCATTTCATATACTCCTTAGGGATGATACGCCTTACTATACAACGACGTAAGCGGTCTATATGCCAATAGGTACGTTCTTCAACCTTAAAACTAGCCGTAATCCAGCCGCCATTAGTAAACCATCTCTTTATTGTCGCGCTGTTTTCCACTGTAAGCACATTCTCTATTACCTTAATTAGCATCTCCATGTTGTTATAGTCGTGTGATTGGGTCAAGTTACTAACACCACTCTCATCCCACTTGACTAGGAAGCACATACCTGGTACGAATCGTCCCTTATACACGTTCCCACTCCTTACGCCATAAGATGCGGCGTATTGTAGCACCTCTGAAGTACTTTCTATGTAGGTCTACCTTGCTGGTGTTCTCTTGATAGTCACGCTCTGTGGCCTCTAGGTAATCCACATAAGAGCCTTTTACCTTGCTCTCTATTATAAACCTCTCAGTTTTCCCGACAAACTCTCTACTCGAGTTAAAGGCCATACCCTCGCCCCACGTCACTTCATAAGCTGCGCCTACTTTCAAGTCATCGTATGTCATGGCTAGTTACTTCCCAGGTTAAACTCTTCCCCTAGCCCCTTAACTCTATCTACTAGCATCCGGTGGCACTCTTTACATAGGTACGCTAGGAGCTCCCTACGGCCATCTGTCGGCCAATCTCGCGGATGCACTGTTACCCCATATTCTTTAATGCTCGTACCAAGTGTCTGTTCATCGTTAATGCCGCACTTGTCACAGGTATATTTTACTTGTTTCCCCATCTCGTCTCACCTCCACATATCTAGCTTATGGTCGTACCCCTCTGCTCTAGGTATAATCTTAATCTCGTCATGTCTAGGCATAGGATTGCTAGCTACAGGATGGTTACACGTTGCCTTGTGTAGCGTCCCACCTAGGCTAGATACGCCACATATACATGTAAAGTACCCATTGCTTAGTGTAGAGCCATAATAGCCCGTATCTATAGCTGTTACCATGTCATCACCTCCCCTTGACTCGCTAGCTTAGGGATATACTAACGAGCCTAGGCAAATTATGACTAACTTTTAAGTAGTCGTTTCAAGTCCTCGTAAATAATCCCTGAGAACCCCCCACAATCTTCCGGCATTTTCTTGCCAACTACTTCGAACACGAGCCAGTCTAGCTGGCGCCTACTCATCTCGATAGTAGCTTTAAAATCTGGCTCAACAGGAGGAATTTTCTCCCCTTTAAACTTATATCCTTTCATCTCGTCTCACCTCGTCTCTAGTTATACGTTCCGCACAAGCCTAGTAAGCATTGTTTAGCCAACCAGCCCAACTCCTTAAGCTGGTTAATCGCCCCTACTAGGCAAGCGCAACTTATAACTCGTTATGACTAGCTGTGGTGATTATTGTTGTCAAAATGTTGAGCTAGAGCGTTCCCGTGTAATGTTTCCTCGCAGTCTTGTAGCACATCTAGCAACCTTGCTAACGTGCGCTTCTCTTTAGCGGTCAACTCAGTTACGTGGTACTCTGAGTTAGCGGACAAAGTGGTTGTGGTAGACTTACCTCGTAAATCTTGGGTTATCCAGTGACTAAGCCCGTCACAGCAAAAGCTTAGCGCTTCCAATACTGTACCACCCTTAGTCTTACTAGTAACGCAATAACGGCTACTATCCCCCGCAACCTTAACAACTACCAGCTTGCTAGCCAGTTCTCTCAATTGTTCACTTTTCAAGGTTTCTCACCCCCTCTCATAAGTTATTTACTACCCTCGGCACGCTAACTAGTAACGTGGCAAGGTAGGTAATAACTAGTCGGCTTCACGCCCCTCTTCCTCGTCATAGTCCTCTAAGTGGGAAGTAACAAACTCTTGTAGCGTGTCCCCGCTAAACTCATCTTTTACCCACTTATCAACCTCCGCATAGATAAGTAAAGCGTACTTTCTCTTTAACCATGCCATACGCTTACACCTCCCTTCCATCTGTTCTAACTTCCACTAGTAGGTCAACCGTATAGTCAACCTACCATGCAAACTAGAACTAGTAGTCTACACCATGCTTATAATAACTCACAGTTGCAGGTCTACCGCTTATCTTAGCCAGGTTATAACTAGCTTGTGCTATAACCTCAGCTTTCTTACCCGTGATTACTGTCTCTTTCTTAGGCTTTCTAGGCTTCTTAATAGCTATGCCTAGTAGGTTGTACCGTTTCCGATACTTTACACCCCTAGAAACCCTATGATAGCTTGTATAGCCCCTAGGATTGAGGTAATTAGCGCCTACTAGCCAGCCTAGTGGTTCCCAGCTTGCCCCGATTGCTCTATTATCCGCATCGGTGAAGCTCCACGTTTCAGCTACTGCATCCCAGCAATGAAAGCAGAACTTGCTCCCTGCATTGCCAGTCTGAATAGCTTCTCTATGGTTGCGCTGCAAACCCTTATCAAACCAATTGCCACAGTAACCACACTTTTCCTTAGCTATCATCTTATAACTTAAACTCATGATATACTCCTTCAAAGTGGATTATTTAGACGTTACCATCCCTTGCTTAATATAGTCAACATGTCCCTTGACGACTAAGCTAATTAACCAGCTTTTCTCATCACCAGTAAACATAACTTGCTCACCTCGTAACATGCCACTAAGCTTCTCGGCTAGTACGTCTCTCTCTTCAGTTGTAAGATTGCTTATGGTAATCACCTCTCTTTCGTTATGTCTAGTAGGATATTTTACCCCTAAAATCATAATAATATGTACACTTGCTAGGCTTGTCAGGGCAATTTCTTCTGGCTTTCTTAGTGCATCGCTTGCGCTTTAACAAGCACCACGCACCACCAGATCTACTCCTGTTGCCCTTGTCCTTTTTCATCTCGTCCCTTCTCGTGCTAGTATCATCTATTACCCTAGGCTAGCCATGTATTGACTAGGCTAGGCAAGCTATGATATTCTAGCTACTTGCTAGCTGGTGTGAAGTTCCCCTCGTGGTCAACTTCGCCGATAAACTCACCACCTTGGTTATTACTGCCTAGGGTAGTGAATATTTGGAACCTGTCTTTATCATTCTCATGAGTAGCGACAACGAATACTCCTCCATACCACCCGTTTAAAGTAGTACTTATGCCGTTTGGCTTGTGACCTAGTCGGCTAGTGTTGCCTGCTGTTGCTCTGAATTGTGCCATAATGTATCACCTCTTCTCTTTTCCAGTCTACCCACTACACAAGGTAATGAGTAGGTGGAAACTAGGAACGGCTATTAAGGAAGCTCGTATCCTAGCTCGGCTCTCATTTTTTCACTGTCTGATTGACCAACTGAACTAGGCAGCTTCAATTCCTCTCTTATTCTTATCCTTTCGTGGTCGTTAGCATAGCCACTCCACCTGCTCCTATGACCTTTGCCCCAACTATCACCAGGAGCGTAGTTATACAGAAACATCACATAAGCGTGTAAGTTCTCCCGATTATAGCTGTCGGCATAACCAAAAGCTTTTGATAGGTCATTATCAAGAATAGCTCGCAAAAAGCTGCTGCTCGGGTATACCCCCATCTCGACCCACAACCTTAGGGATACCATTTGAAGCTTCCCTGTTTTGTGTTTCCCGTCGCAGCAGGTGTAACCGTTGCGATAAAAGTCATCCACCTGCTCATGTTGTCTTATTGGGTATGGTTCTTTTTTCTCGTCCTTTAAGCTTTTCATGGTATAATCACCTGCTTTCTATCGTGGTTTGCTTGTTCAATCTCTAGCATTGCAAGGTACGTGCCTAGATAAGCTCGCCCCATACATCGTCATTGTATGCCTTGCCTATGATGTACTTTATATTATCTGGTAGCTCGTCTATAGGATAACAAGTATCACAAACCCTGCAATAAAGCTTATCTGTTAACTTAGCCCGTTTAAGTGGAGCGCCACAAGGACACCAAACAGAGTAACTAATGCTTCCTGTTATCCTATCTTGTGGTATACTACCGCTAAACCTTAACACGTTGGCTCCTCCCTTTCTCGTCGTACGATTCTTTATATGCACGTACCATGCCAACTAGAGAAAGAAAGTAGCTTAACCAGCATAGATACTAGGGTAAGAAAGTTTAAGGGCTAGCATAAGGTAAGTTACCCTACTAGCTAACCATCATATCTCGGCAAGTATTGCCACATTGGTGCTAATCTATCGGCAAATAATGCCGGTACCTAGCAAGGTATAGCCTACCTATCACGATCCCTACTAGCCATAATCCGGCATATTATGCCACCTAGATGACAAGCGTTACCTAGTATACCCACCCACTACCCCCACTCTAATGATTAATACTAGTACTACTAGTCTTACTACTAGGCTCTTACTAGTACTTATAGCTACTAGTACTTACTAGACTAGTATACTAGTACTAGTTATATACTTATCTTATACTAGTCTTATCTTATCTTATCTAGACTAGTACTACTAGTTACTATTATACTATATAGCGCGCGCGAGGCAAGATATGATGAGATGGGACGAGATGAGACAAGACATGGGGGGGGTCGACCAAGGCATACCAGGCGCGTGCTAAGATAGTCAGAGGTGGCTACGGGTTTTATCCCACTGTACTTTCAAACAGGGTAGCTACTAGCCTTCCATATTCCCCTAGACTAGCTTCCCCTGCTATGCTATAATGCCTCAAGGAGGGTTAAGATATGGCTAGAACACCAGGATGTCACCCAGGCTGTAGGATGCAGTCTCATCGGGTGAATGATAATTACTGTGCTCCATGTAACAAGTTGATACAAGAGCGTGAGAAGCTAGTGACGTGTACCTGTGGGTCTATCAAGCCTCATGGCTGGTCTCAGTGCTTGATCTGTTCTGCCCAGACACAGCTTAGCGCTATGGATTATGATGAGTAGTTTCCTCTTGACACATCCCATCCCATATGCTAGACTAGCTGTATCTCGCCTACCATGTGTAGGAGGAGTTGGCCAATCGTTTACGTGCGGCTATGTTGGTTGACCTACATGTTTGCAGGCGTGTAGGCAGTCGAGGGTTAGCCTTGTCCCCGCGTATCGAAACAAGGTTATGGTGGGGGTGCTTACTGTAATAGGTGTCCCTACCAGCTTTTAATAGGAGACTAGCTGTATGCGATACAAGGTAGGACGAGACGGGAAGGACTGCCCGTTCTGTGATGGTGTAGGGGATTGCTACTACCCAGGGATAGGTGGGTTCTCCTGTAACTTTAGGACATACGAGCATAAGTATGGGGTAGCTTGCCCGCTAGAAGATGGTGACCTAGTGGTTAGCATGAAGAAGCAGGATGACTAGATGGCTGGTATGGCGATTGCTAGGGATATGGTGTAGGTGGCGCACCCCTATCGTGGGAGAGGATAACGAGTATTGCTTATACTATGGCTCTCCCCCCGATTGCTGCTGTAAGATATGCTGCCCTATATTAGACAAACTTCCATAGCGTCCCTCTAAGCATGTCGAATTGTCCCTACCCTACCCTTACTACTCGTAGTGAGAGATCGGTTGCTCAAAGGGGGTCTAGTAGGGATCGTACGAGCTAGAATGGAATATAAGGGGGATGGTTAGATGGCAGATTGGAAGATGGTTGAGATAGGAAAGCGGTTAGAGGGATTAGTGTTTGCTATAATCGTAGGGCTAGGCATGTGTATTGCTATGTGGGTTGGGGACACGTTGTACCCTTTGTGGCTAATCGTGCTGATGTATCTTTGTACTGCTGATGAGGGAGACTAATGACAGAGATAACGGGTATAGTCGGGATGGATGAGGAGATGCTTGCTACTTGTAACAACTGCGGGAAGCGAGTCTACCCTGACGATAAGGGTCACTGGGACTGCATCTGTGGACATGCAGTTGTAAGCGGGATTGATTTAGATGGGACGTACGAAGACTGCACTATTCCGTGTAACGAGTGTGAGATATATGGTAATGGTTGCCATGGCGATATAAATGAAGCGCTACAAGAAGCTCTCTGTGGAGATACTATCCGCACTCCCTCGCATTACTTGCAGGGGAGCATAGAGGTAATTGACTTTATAGAGGATCAAGACTTGAAGTTTACCCTAGCTAACGCAGTGAAATATATATGCCGTGCTAGGCATAAGGGGAAGTATGTGGAAGACCTGGAGAAGGCTAGGTACTACCTAGAGCGCGAGATAGAGTTTCATAATGCGACTTGACACTGATATGTGGGTATATGTGACCGTACATATCGTTGGCTCTTTTTTAGTATCTCTATTTATTAGTTGGATGATTTGGGTGACACTGATATGCCTAAGGTAAAGTGTGAAAGTGCTGAGGATTGCATGTATGGTAGGAATGGGTATTGCTATGCAAAAGAAGTGGAGCTTACAGATGGTGAGCTACTTACGCAGGATTTTGTATGTGAAACAATGAGGCTTTACCCTGCCAGAACAGAGACGAGATAGCATGTCTAGACTTGCTATAGTAGGGGATGCTCACTTCACTAGCCAGGATGATATAGCTAGTACGCTAGCAGCACTTGCTCAAGATGTAGACGAGATAGTCTTGCTAGGCGATAACGTAGACATCTCTACTGAGGAGAACTGCCTAGCTTTAAAGCAGGGTATAGAAGCCTGTACGATCCCCGTGAGAGTCGTCATAGGGAACCATGAGGCTAATTGCCACTGTGAGGGTGGAACGGCTAGATGGGAACGCTACTTTGGTGCGCTAGAGTATTCTTGGGGTGGAGAGAATAGCCACTTCATAGTGCTGAATAACTCACATAGAGAAGTATTTGACTTTGATAAGATAGAGGGGCTGCTCAGAGCTAGCGAGAATAAGTACAAGTATCGCTTCGTGTTCATGCACCAGCCGCTACTACCTACCCCTCCAGGGCATAGTATCGACAAGCAGAAGGATAGACTAGTGCGGTTGCTAGAGAAGTATGGCGTAAGTTGCATGTTCTATGCGCATCTTCACCACATGGCGGTAGGCATTATCGGCAGAATCCCGTTTAGGATAGTCGGGTATTTCTACCACAGACGTGACTACAGCGTGCTTGAGATAGGTGAGGATGGATGGAATGTACATGATAGGTTTATAGGAGATCAAGATGAGCGATATTAGACAAGAAGCCTACAAGAAGTGGGTAGGAGGTAAGACAGCTATTAGCTTCTGGCAATTAATCAGACAAGCTTATATGGCTGGGTATGACGCTTGTGAAGAGGGTAGCAGGGGGCAGGACATTAGGAAACCTTCCCCTCGTTTCTTCAAGGAGTGCTAGATGATCTGGATATGTCATAAGTGTGGCGCATGTTGCCGTGTAGTCAACTGCTTACATCTTACCGATGAGTGCCTATGTGCTATATATGACGCTAGGCCAGATATATGCCGCGTTAAGATGGGTGCAGACCAAGCGTTGCTTATCAAGACATGTAACGACCTACGTGTTAGAGAAGCTAATCTTGACAAGATATTCTAGATGTGGTATAATCTCGCCATGAAAAGGAGGATACAATTGAACAAGTATAACTTTGAGCCGCTAGGCAATAGAGTGCTTATCAAACCACAAGTAGAGCAAGTCTCTAGTGGTGGGATTATCATACCAGATGGAGCAGGTGGGAATACCAAGTGCTTGTTTGGTGAGGTGATCGCGATAGGTGAAGGGCTATGGATGGGCAAGGAAGATGGTATGGTGCCTATGGATGTCAAGGTAGGCGACAAGATACTCTACTCTGAGTTTAGCACCTACCAGTTATTGCTAGAAGGCGACCAGCTAATTATAATGCGAGAAGAAGAGATACTTGGTATCTTTGGGAGATTAGGAGAATAATATGAAACGGTTTATGAAAATAGTAGCAGTAGGCTTAATTAGCTTAGCCCTCATGGGTGCTACTTATACTGACAGGGATACGGTTGCTATCAGCTGGGAAGACAGCCAGCGTAACGCAGGGAACGAGTATACGACTACTCTCACATGGAGTCTAGGCTCTGCTGAGTATACTGGGCTTACGTTTACTGCGCCTAGTGGTGGGAAGTATGCCGTCATGACTATCGAGTTAGACGCTATCTTAGAGACTTCTTTTAAGCTGCTTAAGAACCCTACGACTGCTACAGCAGGTAAAGCACAGAGTTTAATCCGTACTAATAATCATTTCGCTTTATCTTCACTAGCTAGTGCTGCTGCTATTGAAGAGACATCATTGCTTTTAGGTGGAGAAGTATGGTCGCGAGGATACTATGGCAAGGGTGGTACAGGACGTGTGGTAGTCAAGCGCGTACTGACATCCGGCTCAGTAGTCGCGCTATCTATCGTGAGTAATGCTGCTAGTAATCTAGGTTCGATTAGCGTTACCTGGACTGAAACTGATAACCCCCTCTAATCTTCCCATCTAAATTCTCCCCTGTTGCGCCTGACTTGCAATCTATGCTGGTTGGGCGTTTCGTTTGTCATGTCGAAAGAGAAAGAAATTCCTTCTGGCGGCAGGTTCCAAGTATCTCCACCCCAAAACTCCCTACTATCCCCATCTCTACTACTCCCAGCCTTTATACGCCTATCCAGTGCCTCTAGGTCGCGTCTGATAGGGTTCGACGATGCCATAGCCATATCAGCAAAATAGTGGCGACCAATATCTCTATACTCCTGTCTTTCCCACGCCAAGGTAGTAGCAGGCGTAATAGCAATTGTATCGCTAGCCGTATAGTGTCCTGGGCCTAGTCTTACCATTCCTCCTCTCTCTTCCGCTGCGCTTATTGCATCTTGTAGCATAGCTGTTCCGTCTCTTGGAGTATCTTGTAGCGGCGCAGTCACGTGTGTGTGCGTCATCTGCTGGCTTAAGGCTTGTAACCTCTGCTGGCTATCTCGTTGCTGTTGTAGCCGCGTTATTTCTAGTGTTTGTCTCTGATGGTACGTCCTCTCCATTTCATCCTCCTCGTATCTTATTCTCAAGCTGTAAGCATTAAGTGTGTTGGAGTTAATTTGTACTGCTTGTCGCATTATCTGTCCCCCAGTCGTCTGGGTCATTCTAACAGCTAGCCTGATAAAATCAGTTCCAGCAATATTCTCTAGTGTTATGTTGTCTATCCTAGACCCTGCTGGTATTCTAATCATGCTAACACTCTTGTTTAGTGAAGTCTAGTTGGTTCATGCGTATCACGCCAAACAGAGATGAGGCTAGCACTGATATTTTCTCATGTTCTAGTTCTAGTTCCATCGTGGCGTTAACCATTTCGATTATCTCGTGCATTAAAGTGCTGGCTAATCGGCTTTCTTGTGCATCCCCGCTTATATTAAAGAGAGTGATACTGTTCGCTACCTGTCTATACTGTCCAAATAATGCAACATTATCGGTGTCTTCGGTTGCTATGCTTACTTCTAGCCCATTAAAATCTATCTTGCCCGGTATATGCATAAGAACCCTCCTTTTGCTAGTATCCTAGCACATAAGAATAGCCGTGTCAAGCTCATATTGTTGACTAAAATTGACAAGTATAACGAGATATGATATCATACCGCCATGTGGGATATAGCCTTTTATCTTAGTTGTGCATTTTGCTCTGGTATATGGCTATTAGGTACGTTAAATTAAAAGGAGGACAGGATGGCACCGCCAATTAAGCTGAATATTAGGCACTTGGAGGTAAATGACAAGGGGTACGCGGAAATCTTACCCATTGGGGACATACATCTAGGTTCATCTGGGTGTTATGTCGATAAAGTACGCGCTAATATCGACTATTGCCTAGATAGACACGTATATGTGCTAGGTATGGGCGACTACATGGAGATGGGGACTAAAGATTCAGTAGGTGCGGGGGTATATGAGCAGACTATGCAGCCCCAGGAGCAGATTGAAGCTATTGTCGAGATGTTTAGGCCATTAGCCGAGGCTGGACTGCTATTGGGGATGCTAGAAGGCAACCATGAGATCAGACCGCACAATACTACTGGTATCGAGGTAGTAAAGAATATATGCCGAGAGATAGGCGCTCCTTATTTGGGCTATTCAAGGTGGAACTTGTGGTATGTGGGAGGCGTAGGGTACAAGATATACGCTACACATGGTGAAGGGGCTGCTAAGAAGAAGCATACTAAGCTTAAGAAGATGCTTGATGTAGCTGATGGAGTAGCTAGCAGAGCAGACCTAGTATTGATAGGACATATGCATGACATTATCTTCGAGGCTGTGAAGCGAGTGGATATAGATAGAACTAAGAAGAAGAAAATCTATGAGAAGCAGTATGTCACCCTTACGGGACACTACCATGATGATGAGGGCTATGTAGCTATGAAGAACTATGAGCCTGGGTTACTTGGCAGTCCTAAGATTAAGTTGTTTGGTGGCAAGAAAGATATCCATATAAGCATGTAGGAGATGTAATGCCAGCTACATATCGTGTGCCGTTAAAGAAGAAGAATAGGAAGACACCTAAGAAACATAAGGCTGCAAAGAAGAAACAACGCAGCGAATCAAAACGAGTAAGAAGAGAGGACTAGGATGAACTTAGTAGAGAGAACTTTAAGAGATATTCTCAATCATGGAAGACTTACACCCATCCCAACAACTATCCTGCATGTCGTGAAGGATGTAATCCTCATGATTGAGAATGGGACAGTTAGGATTGAAGTAGGAGCAGTAGAGATAGCTGAGTCATTGCCAAACCCTGTTGCTACGATAGAGAATGACCTGATTATTGATGAGCTTTTAAAGGGAGACGGGCTTAGTCTTGCCGCCCTTATGAGAGCTACTGGTGCTAAGTATGCTAACCAGAAAGAGAAGAAAATCCATAAGTCTGTTATGGACGATGCTCTTGCTAGATACGCACAGAACGATCTTATCGCTCGTAAGGGCGTGAAATGGTACATGAAGGGCAATGGATCAGCAGAGTAAGGAGAAATCTCCTCAATCTAAAGTTATAGAATACTGGGCTAAGAACCCTAAGGCTTTCGTTCTTGAAGCTCTACGTGTAGACGAGAATAGTGAGTATGGGATATCTACCCAGCAGCTAGAAGCACTAGAGGCTATTGGTCTTCTTGTCCAGTCGAAGGTTAAGTCGCATCATAAAGATGAGATGACTAAGCTGGAGAAGGAATACTCGAAGAAGATCGGTATCTCTATCATGTCAGGGCGTGGTACAGGCAAAGATGCCTTCGCGTCTTGGATGGTTATCTGGTTCTTGTTCTGTTTCCCTTGGCCTAAGATACGCTGTACTGCTAACACAGGCGCACAGCTTAAGTCAGTCTTATGGTCTGAGATAAGCAAATGGCTTAGAGGGGCTATCCCCCTAGTGAAAGATACTATCCAATGGCAAGCTGAGCGAGTATATAACAAGCTAGCCTGGAGAGAGCCTGGCGGTAAAGGCCGTTGGTTTGCAGAACCTAGAACGGTTAATGTTAAGAGTACACCAGAAGAACAAGCAGAAGTACTGTCAGGGTTACATGAAGACTATATGATGATAGTCGTTGATGAGGCATCAGGGATACCTGAGCCAGTCTTTAAGAATGTTGAGGCTACATTAACTTCTAAGTGTAACTTTATCCTAATGATATTTAATCCTACTCGTGCTACTGGATATGCTGTAGATAGTCAGGGAGCTAATGCTAAGCACTGGGTTACTTTGCAGTGGGATAGTCGCGAGAGTGAGCTAGTAAAAGAAGAACACATAGATTATTACCGTGAGAAGTACGGGGAAGATTCTGACCCTTGGCGGATTAATGTTCTTGGGCGGCCACCAATATCTGGGGACGATACACTTATCCCCCGCGATTGGGTTGAGGATGCAGTCACACGGCCTATGGAGCCAGATGAGGCTGATCCTTTCATTTACTCGATTGATGTCGGTGCTGGTGGCGACCCAAGTATCTTGATGAAGTTTCACGGGAGAGTTATTACTGAGATAATTCCATACAACACTAAGGACACGATTGAACTATCTGAGAAGATATCTCTAGAGATGTCCAAAGATAACCCAGATGCTATCGTAGTCGATGTGATTGGGCTTGGTAATGGTGTATATAATACGCTTAGACGCAGACACAGCAGGGT